CCTGGGGCAAGATCACGCGCTTTGCCGAACTGATGACGATGATCGACAGCGGGCCGGGCGACCGGGAGAACTTCTGGATCGAGCAGGGCGAGCCGCACGCCGACGCCGTGACCGTCGGCGAGGCGGTCGCGGCGCTTTCCTCGTGCGACGTCGCCGTGCCGGCCGGCTGGCCGGCGCTCGCCGACTGGCCGGATACGGGCGGGCTCGCCGAGGCGGCTGTCGAGCGGGCAGTCGAGCGCTTCATGCTGCGCACGCCGGTGCAACGGGCGGGCCATCTGGTCAGCCTCGTCGTCGGCTGCGCCGTTCTCGGCAAGGTTCCCGACCACGGGGCGGAGCCGTCGCGCGTGCGCATGGTCGAACGACATGGCCGACCGGCATGGTTCGTCCGCAAGCGGATCACCGACGATCTCGGCCAGGTCCACGAGATCGAGACCGACGGCTACAATGCGCGCGCGCATCGCCCCGTGCGGGGCGCCTATCGCCGGTATGAACTTTCCGCGGACCCGACGGGCGACATCCTCGGCCGGCTGGACTACCAGATCTGGGTGGCGGCGCTGCGCCGGATCGAGGCTGCGCTGGCATCCCGGCTCGTCGCGCACAGGATCGCGGCATGGGACCGGCCGATGACGCCGTGGCTCGCCGAGGACGCGCATGCCGTCGCCATCGTCGCTTCGGCGAAAAAATCGCGCCGGGCTGCCTGAGGCCTATTGACGTGCGGTCGAAAGTTGACATACACCAAGCACGCATAAAAAGGTTCCAGCCCGCCCGGTTCGCCGCGGCGGGCTTTTTGCTGGAGGTCGCATGACTGGCGCGCTGGTCAGGGCAGAACTCCGCTGGGACATGCGCGCCTTCGAGGCGAAGCTGAGCGCGGCAGAGCGTCGGCAGATGCCGTATGCGATGGCGCTGGCCCTTAACGAGACGGCGCGGGGCGGCAGGGCCGCAGTCCAGAAAGAGATGGACCGGGTCTTCGACCGGCCGACGCCTTATGCCAAGCGCGGCGTCGTCTACGACAAGGCAACCAGGGATGCGCCTGTCGCCGCCGTCGTGCTGACGGGCGACAGGACGCGAGGCGGGCTGCCGGCGACGGCATTCCTCGGACCGCAGGTCGAGGGCGGACGGCGCACGCTGAAAGCCTTCGAGCGTCAGTTGCAGGATCGCGGCATGCTGCCGTCCGGTCGCGTCGTCGTGCCGGCGGCACGGACGAAACTCGACCGGTACGGCAATATCCCGCAGTCGTTCTTGAACCGCGTGATGGCAGACCTGCAGATCAACTATCGCGGTGCGGGTGCGGAGCGCGCACGCACCGACAGGTCGCTGAAGCGGAACAGGAACTATCGGTCGGCGCGGTTCTTCGTGCCGGGGACGGGCTCGCACCTGGCGCCGGGCATCTACCAGCGAGTGCCCGGCAGTCGGGAGGTATTCCCCGTCCTGCTGTTTGTCGAAGCTCGTGCGTATGCTGTCCGCCTGCGCTTTCATGACGTGGTGCGAGAGCATGCCGCGCGGCACTTCGCCCGCAACTTCACCGAGGCCTTCGCCAAGGCGATGCGTACGGCGCGCCCGCGCTGAACCGGACGCCGCACCGCGTTTCGGGTCCTTCCCCAGGGGCCTCGCCCGCGGGGATTTGGGACCGCGGTGTCTGTCCAGTCAGGGTGGGAATTCGAAGCCTAAAGTTCCGCTAAAGAGCGGCCTAAAGAGGGATAAAGTCGACGCCGCGGCGCGACGGGAGCGGTGACGTTGACGGTCGAGACGAAGACGCAGTTCGCGCTGCGCTGCAACGTCAGCCAGGGCCGCGTGTCGCAGTGGATCGCGGCGGGCAAGATCAAGCCGGGCTCGCTGGAGGGAGACGGACGTTCGGCGAGGGTTCGCGTCGAGGCGGCGCTCGCCGACCTGAAGCGCTCTCTCGACGTGTCGCAGTCGATCGGGCTGAACGGCTTCACAACCCGGCTGGCGGCGCCGGAACCGTCGAGGCCGGAGGCGGCCTCCGCGCCGGCGACCGGCGGGCCGGTACCGACACAGGCGCCGGATGCGCCGGCGCCTTCGCCGCAGACGCCCAGCAGGGCCGACGACACGGCCGAGCAGATCGCGCAGGAGCGGCTGCGCCAGGCGCAGATCCAGACGCGGCGCGCCGAACGCGAGGAGGCGCTACACGTCGGCCGCTACATGCTGCGCGAGGACGCCGAGGCGCAGATCGCCCGCACCGCCGGCATCGTGCTGACCACGGTGGAGAGCGGCTTCAACACGATGGCGGACGCGCTGGCGGCCGAGTTCGGCATCCCGCGTCGCGACGTCCTGCATACGCTGACGAAGTCGTTCCGCAGCGTGCGCGAGGCGGCGACGCGCGCCTTCGCCGAGAAGGCAGCGGCCATCGCCAGGGCGGAGGCCGAGGCCGTCGCGCAGGACGACGACGAGGAAGGCGACGGGTCGCCCGAGACATGACATTCCACGATCCGTGCCTCGCCCGGGCGGACGGCTCTCTCTACGCCGTCCTGGCCGGTGTCTTCGCGCCGCCGCCGCCGGTCGACTACCTGGACTGGGCGAAGCGCAACATCGTCTTCTCGGAACGCATCACGGCGCGCCCGGGCCCCTATCAGGAAGAGGCGTTTCCATTCTTCTCCGAGATCCTTCGGGCTCTCGGGCCGGACGACCCGTGCCAGGTCGTGACGCTGATGAAGTCGGCGCAGGTCGGCGGTACCGTCACGGCGAACATCTTCACGCTTGGGACCATGGACATGGACCCGTGCGACCTCTTGTACGTCCACCCGACGGAAGGCAACGCCATCAAGTGGTCGAACCAGAAACTGGTTCCGCTGCTCAAGGAAACGACCTGCCTGAAGCCGCTCTTCCCGCTGACCAGCCGGGAGGGCTCCAATTCGAAGCTCTACAAGGAGCGGAAGGACGGCAGGGGCGCCATCGCCGCGGCCGGCGCGAATTCGCCATCGAACCTTTCGATGGTGTCGCCGAAGCGGCAGGTGCAGGACGACCTGTCGAAATGGGAGCCGAACCCGGCCGGCGATCCGGAGGCGCAGGCCGATTCCCGATCGAAGGCCTTCCTCAACCGGAAGGTCCTGAAGATCTCGACGCCGCTCGTCGCGCCGGGATGCCGCATCACGGCGAACTTCGAGGCCGGCAGCCAGGAGCGGTACCATGTGCCGTGCCCGCATTGCGGAACCCTGCAGCCTCTCGAATGGGAGGCGATGGTCGACCAGATCGACCCGGCACACCCGGAGCGGGCGGCGTTCCTGTGCCGGGCGGAAGGCTGCGGGTGCCTGATCGAGGAGCACCATCGCGCCGAGATCTGCCGGCCGGAACATCTCGGCGGCCGGGCGAAGTGGGTGGCGAAGTACCCGGAGCGGAAGCGCTACCATCGTTCGTTCTACCTGTGGGTCCCGTACTCGCCGCTGGAGAGCTGGGAAGCGCTGGCGCGCGCATGGCTGAACATCCAGGCCGGCCGGTCGGACGAACACAAGCGCGACCACGACGCAGAGCAGGTCTTCTGGAAAGACTGGGTCGGTCGCGCCTACGAGGCGTCGGGCGAGACCCTGCCCTGGGAGGAACTGCGCGACCGGGCCGAGCTGATCGGCCACCGTCGCGGCGTCATCCCGACGGGCGCGCTGACGCTGACGATCGGCGTCGACGTGCAGGGCGACCGTGTCGAATGGCAGCTGGTCGGATGGGGCGCGCGCCGCCAGCGCTGGGCGATCGACTACGGCGTGTTCGACGCGCAGACCGTGCCGATCGGCGGCAAGCCGCACTCCGGTCACATCTCGGAGCCGGAGATCCGCACTGCGCTCGACGGTCTGCTGCAGAGGCAATGGCCGGATTTCCTCGGGAACCGGCGCGGCATCGATCTGCTGGCCATCGACGGCAACGCCTGGACGGCGGACGTCTGGGACTGGGCTAAGAAGCACCCGTTGTCGCGGGTGATCATGACGCGCGGCGTGCCGAGCGAGACGGTGTCGCTGCTGGCGATGGTCAAGAAGGAGCGTGACAGCAAGGGTCGTGTCGTCAAGTACTCGCGCAAGTTCTTCAACCTCGCGGTCTCGGTGCTGAAGATGGGCCTGTATCGCGGGCTGAAAAAGTCGGACGTGGACGAGGTCGGTTACGTGCACCTGCCGAAGGGCCTACCGGATGAGTATTTCCGGCAACTCGTGTCCGAACGCCGGATGCAGGAAAAGAGCCGGTCCGGAATCGTCACATGGCGCTGGGTTCTGCCCGACGGGCTGCGCAACGAGGTGCTCGACACGATGAACATCGCCGAAGGCGCCGCCATCCGGCTCGGTGTCCGCCAGCGGACCGACGAGGACTGGGAGACGCTGGCCGCCGCGGTGGAAGTGCCACCGGCCGATGTCCAGCTCGACCTCGAGGAGGTTGCGCCGAGCCTTCCGCTGCCGGCGCCGGCAGAGACGCCGAAACCGGCCCCGCGCCCCGCGGCGGTTTCCGTGGCCGAACTGATGAAACAACTGAACGGGTGATGCATGTCCTTGTCTTCCGACGAGATCGCAACGCTGACCGCCCGGCTCGCGGAGGCGGAATCGGCCCTGCACGGCCTGATGGTCGGCAAGGCGACCGTCCAGATCGCCTATGACGGAGAGAGCGTCACCTACAGCCAGGCTGACGAGGGCCGGCTGCGGCGCTACATCGCCGAGCTGAAGGGGAGCCTCGGCAGCGGCTGCGGCGCCTATCGCAGGGGGGTGCGGGCATGACCGGCATCCTCGACGCATACGGCGCGCCGATGCGCCGCGCGGCGAACTCATACCAGCAGCGCGGCATGCCGTTCGGCCGGTCGACATGGGAGGCGGCAAGCTATTCGCATCAGGACATGGCCGGATGGCTGCCGCGATCGGTGTCCGGACAGTCCGCCCTGTCGACCGAACGGGAACTGATCAGCGACCGCGTCGCCGACATCGCCCGCAACGACGGATGGGCATCGGCATCGATGTCGCGCTCGCTCGACCTCGTCGTCGGTTCGGGATGGCGGCTCGCGGTCGACCTCCCGGCGGCGACGCTCGGCCTCACACCTGACCAGGCCGACGAGATATCGGACCAGATCGAGGAGGCCTGGCAGTCCTATGCCTTCGATCCGGGCTTCTACTGCGACGCAACCCGGCAGGGGCCGATGTCTGCCGTGCTCGGCCTCGCCTACCGCCATCGCATCGGCGACGGCGAGGCGCTGGCGGAGATCTGCTGGAGCGAAGAGCGCGGCGCGCCCTATGCGACCTATGTCAAGATGATCGATCCAGATCGCCTGTCGAACCCGTTCGGCGCCGCCGACCGCATCGACCTGCGCGCCGGCGTGGCGCTCGACCCGGACGGCGCGGCCGTCGGCTATCACGTCAGGACCAACCATCCGGACGACGACGCGGTCTGGGGAGCCGGCGCGCCGCGCTGGGAGTATGTCGAGCGCGAGACGGAGTGGGGCCGCCCCGTCATGGTGCATGCCTTCGAGGCGCAGCAGGCCGGACAGTTCCGCGGCGTGCCGCCGCTGGCGCCCATCCTGCGCAAGCTGAAGCAGATGGTACGGTACGACGAGGCGGAACTCCAGGCGGCACTGGTCAACGCCGTGCTCGCCGCCTTCATCACGTCGCCCGGCAACCACGACCAGCTCGCCGAGGCGATGACGGCCGGCGAGCTCGACGACATCAACCTGAAGCGCCTCACCGCCTACAGCGCGGCGCCGCCGCGCCTGCCGGGCGGCACGGCGCACTTCCTCTATCCGGGCGACCAGGTCACGCTGACGCAGCCGGGCCACCCGAATTCCGGCTTCGAGGCATTCTTCCGCGCCGCGTTGCGCAACGTCGCCTCGACCGTCGGCCTGACTTACGAACAGCTCACCATGGACTGGAGCCAGGTGAACTATTCGTCGGCCCGCGCCGCGCTCCTCGAAATCTGGCGCGGCCTGACCGCCCGGAAGGACATGTTCGCGGCGCAGTTCATGAACCAGGTCTATCGTGCCTGGCTGGAGGAGTTCTTCGACCGGCGCGTCATTCGCCTGCCCGGCGTCGCGGTATCGTTCGAGGCCGCCCCTGCGGCCTGGGCACGTTGCGACTGGATCGGGCCTGCCCGCGGATGGGTCGACCCGGAAAAGGAGGCGAAGGCAGCACAGCTTCGGCTGGAGATCGGCATCTCCGATCTCGAGCGTGAGTGCGCCGAGCAGGGTCTGGACTGGAAGCGCGTCGCACGCAAGCGCGGCCGCATCCGCCGCGTGCTCGCCGCCGAGGGGCTGGAGCCGACGCCCCCGGCCGGCAAGGCAGCCGCCGCTCCCGCGGCGGAAGACAGCGACCAGCGCGACCGCCGCGAGCGGCAGGAGGCGGCGTGATGCGCACCTATCCGATGCATGCGGCGCGCATGTTCAACACGCCGCTCATGGTCCATCCGGGCAAGGCGGAGATCATCTGCCGCGCCGTCGGGCGACGGATCCTCGGCGGTCCGGTGACCGTGCGGATACCCGAGGCGGGCGTGCTCGGAGAGCCGATCCGCGACGAGATCGGCTTCGACTGGGAGTCCGGCGAGGATCGCCCGCTTCTGGAGCCGGTGCGCCGCGTCGGCAACGTCGCGGTCCTCGAAGTCGAGGGGACGCTGGTCGCCAAGGGCAAGTGGACGGGCGCCTGGTCGGGCATGACGTCCTACGAGGGGTTGAATGCGCAGATCTCCGATCTTCGCGCAGACGACGGCATCCGCGGCGTCGTCCTGGAGGTCGACAGTTTCGGCGGCGAGGTGGCGGGCGCATTCGACTGCGCCGACCAGATCGCTGCACTCGCGGCCGAGAAGCCGGTCATCGCCATCCTGACCGACCATGCGTGTTCGGCCGGATACCTGCTTGCGAGCGCAGCGCGGTCGATCGTCATGCCCCGCTCGGGCATGGTCGGGTCGATCGGCGTCATCTCGATGCATGTCGACGCCTCGCGCGCACTGGACGAGGCAGGTCTGACGGTCACCATCCTGACCGGCGGCAAGAACAAGGCGGACGGCACGCCATACGCACCGCTTCCCAAGGAAACGGCGGAGAAATTCCGCGCCGAGATGGAGGCGCTGCGCGAGATCTTCGCCGAAACGGTCGGCCGCTATCGCGGCGACCGGCTCGGCAAGGAAAAGGCCCTCGCCACCGAGGCCGAGACCTACACCGGGCAGGCGGCGGTCGACGCCGGCCTGGCCGATGCGGTGGCAAACCCGACGGAGGCGTTCGCGGCCTTCGTCTCCGCAATGGCGGGCTGATCCGCCGCAATCGAAAGGACAAGCGATGTCGCTGATCAACGCAATCCGCCGCGCGGCGGGCGGCGCCGGAAAGCCGCGCCTCGAGGACGAGAAGCCGGAAACCGGCGAGGAGGATACCGAGGCCGAAGCCGAGGAGAAGGACGCGTCCGCCGAGGACGACGGCGCCGAACCCGACGCCGAGGCCAAGGACGGGGAAGAGGACGAGGCGGACGACGACAAGTCGATGTCCGCCGAGGCCCGCGCCGGCTTCGCCAGGGGACGTCGCGCCGAGCGCCGTCGCCTCGCGGCGATCCTCGGCTCGAAGGAGGCCGAAGCCAATCCGGCGCTGGCCGCCCACTACGCCTTCCAGACCGCCGATCCGGCGCCGAAGGCACTCGCCGCCCTGAAGGCCGCCGGTCCGAGCGCGGCGACCGGTCTCGCCTCGCGCATGAACGGCCGTTCCGGATCGAAGCTCGGCGCCGGCGGCGAGAAGACGGCCGGCAAGGACCACGGCTCGGCCTGGGACTCGGCGCTGGCCAAGGCCGGCGTCGCCCGCAAGGGCAAGTAAGCGGCACCGGTTCCGGCCGGCCCAGACCCCACTCCAAACCCGAACGGGAGAACCGAAATGACCGTCATCACGGAAGGGCCGCGCGCGGCCGAATTCCTGATCTCCGAAGCCAACGGCCACCTGTCGCGCGACGTCGGCACGCTGGCTTCCGGCATCACCGGCAGCCTCGAGGCCGGCACCGTGCTCGGCCGCGTCACCACCGGCGGCGCGCTCAACATCTACGATCCGGCAGCCGAGGACGGCACCGAGGAGGTCTATGCGATCCTCTTCGAAGGCGGCGCCGCCGGAGACGTTCGCACCATCATCCGCCGCCATGCCGAGGTGAAGACCGACAAGCTGACCTGGTTCGACGGCGCCGACAGCGGCGAGAAGGCCACAGGAATCGCCGCCCCGGCCGGGCTCGGCATCATCGCCCGCTGACGCCAGCCCGGCGTCGGCGCCCGCGGGGAGGGCATTCCCCGAAACCTCCGAACACAAGGAACCCCTGCGATGCCTCTCTCCATGGACGCATTCAACGACAAGGCCTTCTCGATGGTGAGCCTGACCGCCGCCGTCGCCAAGGTGGACTACCAGCCCGGCCTGCTGGGCTCCCTCGGCATCTTCGAGGACAAGCCGGTCTATACCCGCGACATCGCGGTCGAGAAGAAGGGGCGCAGCCTCGTCCTGATCGAGACCTCGCCGCTCGGCGCACCGCCGCGCGAGACCAACCGGGACGGCCGCGACATCCGCAACTTCCGCACGACGCGCCTCGCCGACAGCTTCACCCTCTACGCTTACGAGGTCGAGGGCATCCGCGCCTTCGGCACCGAGAGCGAGTTCGAGTCCCTGCAGGTGGAGTATGCCGACCGCATGGCGAAGGTGCGCGGCAACATGGAACTGACCCACGAGTTCCATCGCCTGGGCGCCTTGCAGGGCAAGCTGCTCGACGCCGACGGCGTCACGGTTATCTACAACTACTTCACCGAATTCG